ATTGGGTGGCAGAATGTGACCTTAAAGGACCATCTGTTCTCGGCCTTTCCGGTCATGTGTTACCCTGATAATGCCTACCCTCTCAGCAACCTTTCAGTTTGGCCCATCCCTTCAGCCCCTTGCTCCCTGGTTCTTTACACTTGGCAGCAGATTGCGGCTTTTACATCCCTTACCCAGATCGTGGCGTTCCCTCCGGGTTACAAGAATTTTCTGCGGTATGGGTTGGCAATTCGGATGGCCGTGGAAAAGGGTTTTGAATGCTCAATGGACGTTCACACGATGTTTGCGAATGCTAAGGGGATGATTCGGAACATCAACTGGCGTGAAGGTAAGGCCGAAATCGATCCAATCCTTTATGGTCGATCAAACACGATGCGCGCTATTAAGTCCCAAGGTCTGGTGGTGGATTAATGGGTCGGCAGCAAACAATACCCTTCAAGGGTTTCGTGGATGGTGCTTACACTCTGGATAGCGTGAAGGTGGACGCCCAGGAGTGCATTAATTACTACCCCGAGCAAAATGAGATCGTGTTTGGTAAGGAAACCGGACAGCTCTCAATTTTGCCACCCCCTGGCTTTACCCTGATTCCGACCCCCGGATCCCAATGGTTCTTCCAGGTTGATAATGGCCCGGTCCGGGGAATGTGGACCTTGCCTGATGGTCGGTTCATCGTAGTCTCCGCTAATAATTGTTACGTTATTTCCTATATTGGGGTATTCAACCTCCTCCTGGTGGGTTCCCTCCAGACTAATTCCGGCCCAGTCTCGATTTCCGATAATGGGGTCCAGGCGATTATTGTTGATGGTCTTTATGGTTACATCATCACGATCGGGACCCCCACCGGTAAGCCCCTCTTCAAACAGATCCTTGACCCCACCTTCCAAGCCAACGGTGCCCAGTTCGTGGTCTTCAACGATGGTTACTTCATCGTTGGTTCACCCAATTCCGCCCAGTGGTACCTTTCAAATCTCTATGATGGAACTGTCTGGAATCCGTTAGATTTTGCGACTAAGGAAGGTACTACGGATTGGTTAATGTGCCCAAAATGTTGTAACGGATATGTCTGGTTGGTGGGAAATAAGTCAATCGAAATTTACTACGATTCCGGGAACGCGAACTTCCCATTCTCTCGAATCGCGGGTGTGCAAGTCCAATATGGGGCATGGTCGGGTGGATCAGTTCAAGTGTTGGATAACTCGATAATTTGGGTTGGAACAGCGGTTGATGGTGGTTGTTCAGTTTGGAAGATGAATGGTTACACCCCGGCCCGAGTCTCGAACTTCGCAGTAGAGTTAGATCTAGGTAACGCATCTGGGGCTCAATTGGCTGGGATGACTTCCTGGATCTATCAGCGCAACGGGCATTCCTTCTATAATTTAAATATACCTGGATTTGACCACACCTGGACCTTGGATCTGGCAACTGGCAAATGGCATAAGCGAACGACCCTTGGTAAACAGGGCCAGCGTCAACAGCACCAGTTCCTATGCTCCTGTGCCGCTTATGGGTTTATCTTTGGTGGTGACCAATACGGTAGCTGTTATACCCTCAAGGAGAATCTTTGCACTGATGGAACCAGTGGGAATATGGGGACCGTTACTGTCCCGATTGAGCGGGTCCGGATCTCCCCACACATTGGCCGTATGATGATGAACGTGATCCACAATCGTATCGAGTTGGACTTCCAGGCCGGTGCCGGAACGAATACCGGGCAGGGTTCGAACCCCCAAATGATGATGCAATATTCGGATGATGGTGGCTCGACTTGGTCCACGGAACGGTGGCAACCAATGGGTCGCATTGGACAAACCTTCCAACGGTTGCGCTGGGATCAATGCGGGATGGCCCGAAATAGGGTCTACAAATTCAGGTTAACCGATCCGGTTTGGGTCCCAATCGTTGGGGCACAAATTGGAATAACCGTGGGGACAGCATAATGCCGACCGTACCGACCATTCAACTTCCACCGATCACGTTCGTGGATAAGGAAACTGGTAAACTTACCGTTGAGGGCCGTACTTGGTTCACAAATCAACTATCACAGATTTCTCAAACGGCTAGCGTTGCTGCAGCCCAATCTGCGCAAGCGGCATATCGGGCTCTTCAACAGGCCCAACAGCAGGCGGTGAAATGAAAAGAATCTTCGCAATTCTCGCAGCCCTTGGGCTCATTTTCTTTGGGGCCCGATCCCAGGTCCTGAATACTGTTGAAGCACCCTACATTATAGCAGATGTGGCGTTCCAGGGTCCCGGATCCGGGATTACGGGGTTTGCCCCAGGACTTACGACTGGGGATTCTACTGCAATATTTGCGGCCCTCGCCTCCACTGCCGCAGGGCAGGGGGATGCGCTGGTGGTGGGCCAGAGATCGGAGGTCGGCGCGGTTGCGTTCACCCAGCACGTGGAGAACCAGAATCGGGTGCCTAACATCAAAACTGACTTCGGAGCCAAGGGCAATGG